AATGGTCGACGTACACAGCCGTGATCGCGCGGGCCGTACCCCGCTGCACTACGCGGTAATCGACGGACCAGATGACCAGGTGAACGCCTGGATGGAAACCGATCCGGTGCGCATCGCTGAACTGCACCAGATCAGCGTCGAGTACCGGCTTGCGAACACCCGCCACCTGATTGATTCCGGCGCCGATGTCAACGCAGCCGACGACGACGGATCAACGCCGCTGCATGCCGCGGTGGCCGACGACAGCGTTGAAATAGTGCGCTACCTGCTGGACGCGGGCGCCGATCTGGAACACGCCAACAACAAGGGCGAGACCCCGCTCAATATCGCGGTTGGCAACACCACCTCAGGCGCTGGCGAGATTATCCAATTTCTCCGTGACCGTGGCGCCGACCCTTACCGGCCCGCGAACAATGGAGTCAGCGCAATTGACTATCTGCGTCGGATCGGTAATGAGGACAAACGCGCGCCCTTCGCCGATCTGCTCTGACCACCCCGACAACGAAACCGCCCCACCGGGGTCGAGGGTGGGGCGGTTTCTCGTCGCTGAACTAGATATCGTCGCGCAGTTCCATAGGTAGGGCGGGTGGGGCTTGCCCCGGAGCGTGATGCATTGCCCAACCCATCCATTCACGGATGTGTCGCACAGCTGCGCGGAGTTTGGTGCGGAACTGGTCTCGCTCGGCCTCGACGATCGCTAGCCGCATTTCGAGGTCGCGCACTTTGCGTGAGGTGTTGGCCTGCTTGCGTGAGGTGCGGGCTTGCCAGGCGCCGAGGATAGCGACGATGGCGCCGCCGATGGCCTGAATTTGATCTGGGCTCACTCGCCCGACCCGTCCGAACCGTTGCCACGGATGTCTTGGGCAAGTTTGAGCCCCGGAAGGCCCGAACCGACAAGTCCGGCAATGGAAATCACCCATTGCAGCCCATTGGCTGCGTCCATCTTGCCAGAGGCGACCAGCGCAACCGTCCCGGCGAAAACGGTAATGAACATCGCCGCGTAGACCACCAATCGTGTGGTGTCGTTTTGGGGTACGGGGTTGGGCATTGTGATCCTTTCAGTTGTGATGGGTTGGTTAAGCGGACGCGGGAGTGCGTGCCGCCCAGTCGTTTACGTGCTGCACGGCCAAATCGAAGTAGGTCATTCCGGGCCATACTTCGGCGAACTCGTAGGTGATGTGCGGCGCAGTTGGAGGTTGCGCGAGGGCGAACCCGATACCCTGTACTGCGGCCCCGATCGCTGCAGCGGTCTTGTCGTTGTCCACCGGCAGATACGGCAGGAACGCGGCGATTAGGCCCAGGAATCCTGAGGTGATGGTGCCGGGGATAGACAGGGGCATGTTCACCGAATCGGCCACGATCCGCAGGATCAGGGGCAGCATGTCGAATACGAGCCGCAGCGGGTCGTGCAGCTGTTGAGTCATCACGAGCGCGTAGGCATCACGGCACACCTTGACCACCAACGGATTTCCGAGCACGTTGCCGTAAAGGTCGCCGGTCTGCACGAGGTCGGCCCATTCGGCGCCGAACATGCCTTCGGGTAGCCGGATATCGGAGATGCCTTCCCCGCCAGGGTCTTCACCCATGTAGAACGTGTGGCCACGGGAGCGGGCCGGGTTGCCGAACGTGACACCGAATAGGAAATTCGCCCGGTAGCGTTGCAGCCGACCGCCCGACCTGAACTCTTGGGCGAAGACCACGGCCCCGATCGCGCCGAGGCTGTAGGCGGCGACGCCAAAGGTCCGGGTGGGGTTGTTCCGCACCCATGTGACGGCCCATTCGACCATGGCGTGTACGCATTCGAATCCGCTGGGCGCCAGGGGATCTGTGGCAGCTCCCACGGGCGCGGCGCCCATGGTCGCAGGGGCATCGACATCAATCTCTTCCACGAGCGCCGAGCAGGCTTGAGCGACGCGTGATGTGTAGTCCCGGCCCCATTCACCCCCGGTGCCCCGGAAACACAGCAGCGCATGCCGGGTCATGGCCGCACTCCGGTTTTGCCGTGGTCGCTGGTACCCAGCACCTTGTCGCGGACTTCCGCGATTGCCTCGATGAGGGTCTGCCAGCCGAGCATTTCCCAGCGCAGGCGCAGCTGGTCCCAAATCTCGCGTTCATAGTCCGGGGCGCCCGGCGTTTCGGGCTGGGCGCCTAGTAGCGCCTTGAGCTGAGCCAGTGTTCCACGGAATGCGTTGGCGTCCAGGCTCTTACCTGCGACCAGCGCCTTGTCGGTGAACTGCAAAATGTCGGGTGTCTTGCCGCCGAACGCGGCCCACCGTGGGCTGTCGTCGCCGGGGTAGAGCACCGAGGCGTAGGCGGTGCCGTTGACGTACGACGACTGAATGAGGCCCGGCACCCCGGACAGGTCGGGCTTGCCGATTTTCTCCCAGTACCAGCGCGGGATGTAGGACAGGGCTACGCGGACCCCGCGTGCCTCAATGGCGTTCTTGACGGCCCAGAAGTTGTCGATACCGCCTGAGCCGTCCTCGAAATCGAGCATGGCCGGGATGGACTTGTCCCCGAGCTGTGCCACGAAGTTGTCGGCCTGGGCGTTCGCGTCGCCCTCGCGGATGTAGTGGTATCCGGCCAGGGCCAGGCCAACTTGGCGGCACCAATCGCGGGTACGTGGCCAGAACACGTCTCGGAAGGTGGCGCCCTCGGAGACCTTGGCCCAAACGAATTGGAATCCCTCGGCTTTCACTTGGTCGATATCGACGGTTCCGTTGTTGTTGCTGATGTCGATTCCGAAGATGGTCACAGTGTTGCCTCCTGATGGTTGGGTGGGCTGGCCGGGCTCGGCGGCACCGGCCAGGACGGGTAAGGGGTCTTGCTTGCGGGCGGGGTTGTACTCGCGGGGCATGTAGGACAGGTGCAGGTGCGGGGCCACACCGCCGTTGGTGGATGAATCGGGATTGATCCGGCCAATGCGCTGCCCGGCTACGACTTTCGCTCCTGCGCCGACCTCGCGCACTATGTGCCCGTACTCGAATACGCCGCCGCCTTGCTGATCGTCGGAATCGATGACCAGCCAGCCTGCCGGGTCAGGCCCGCCGTAGCCTTGGGCGGCACCGGCATAGATCACCGTGCCTGACTGCACGGCGTACACCGCACGGCCACCGGAACCGCCGACGAACCCGAAGTCTGTCCCGGTGTGCATGCCGCCGTCGCGGGGGCCGAACGGTGAGGTGACGATGCGGCCAGCATCCAGGGGCCAGTAGTTGATGAGCCAATCAGCCGGTTTGCGTGGCCATTTCATCGTGTGTACAACCTTTCAATGCGGGGGTCGATCTCTTGGGCGTAGGAGGACAGCTGGTCGGAGGCCCACCAGCCGAGGCGGAATGCGGCGGCGAACAGGGCAAGGCACAGGGCGCCCACGCCGAGCAGCTGGCGGCGCATCATGTCGTTGCCAACGGTGCGAGGGTTAGTGAGTCACTGTTGATGCGGATGATGTCTCCGCTAGCCCCCGACTTGCTCGCGGTCGCCTGGGAAGACCACAGAAAGTTGCCGCCTGTAGGGCCGGGGGCATCCCAGAAAGAGACGCCCGCAATGGTTTCCGTGGTGCCGAGGGTGTGTTCGGGGGTGTTGGATTGGGTGATCGACCCGGATGCCGCCGCGTTGAATGCGCAGGCGTACCGGGTGGGCACCGAGGACGCGTTGGCTGTCCCGGCCGCGCCGGGATCGCCGGTGTGCATCTTGGCGTACACCGTCGCCGGTGGTGTGTAGGCGACGTTGCGGCAGATGTGATCGAGCAGTTTGTTCGCCAGGTAGGCCGAAATTCCCCATCCCATAGTGGATTTCCCTTTCTATTGATATGACCGGATATGTGCTATGCCTGTGCCGCCGACGCGTCCGGGGTTGGCGAAGCCGAAAGCGCCGCCCGAGCCGGGGCCGCCGCCGCCTCCGGGTGAGTTGCCGTTGGTGTTGGTGCCCGCCTGGCCGCCACCGGTGTAGGTCTGGCCGTTGACGGTGGTGTTGCCCGCAGCCTCGCCGGGCTGGTTCAGGCCGTTTCCCGCGTAGGCGCCTTTACCGCCTGCCCCACCGGCACACGTTGTGGTGATTCCGTTGACCAAGAACGTGGTGTCACCGCCCGGCCCGCCGTCTTTCTCTTTGGCGCCCGCAGTTCCCGGCGCGCCCACGGTGCCGGTGATCGTCAGCGCCGATCCAGGCAGATCGATGTTGCGGGCGACGGTGGCGTTGTTCCATCCGCCTTTGCGTCCGCCTTGTCCTGTGCTGCCCAGGCCGCCGTCACCGCCGCCCCCGCCGCCCCCGGCGCCGCAGCCAACGCAGTCCATGTAGTCGGCGTTGCGCACGATGTTGTGGGTGAACGCCCCGGCCGTGGTGTAGGTGGCCAGCGTGGGCAGCCCGCCTGGCGGATAGCCGAGGCTGCATGCCCGTGTCATGGTTACCGACAGGGCGGCGTCGATCTTGGCGACGCGTTCGGTCACCAGGGCCGAGGACATCGCCACGGTGCGTGTGAGCCCAACGGGCAGCAGCTTGTCGAAACTGATCGATCGGGGCGCGGTGAGGTTGCGGGTCAGATCGATCGCGGCCGCGCGTTGCAAGCCGATGGTGCCGGTCATCTCCAGCGTGCTACTGATGTCCGCGCCGATCACTTTGGCCAGGAACAGTGCCCGCTCCATGGTCAGCGCCAGGGCGAGGTCCTGTTGGAACGTGGCCTGTAGTTGTAGATTGCGGGTCACCAACACTGACCGTTTGGTCGCCAGCTGGTAGACCGCCGTCAATGCCAGCGCGCGGTCGGCGTGCACCGACAGCACCACGCCGAGGGCTTGCAGGGCCGCTAGCTCGACGTGCCCGACGCACATCACGGCCAGTGCGCTATCGAGTCCGATTACCGCGTGCCACCGGCCAGTTGGCGCCGGTGCCGGTACGTGCGGGTTCAGGTACCACTTACCGCCCGAGCGGCCAGGGGCGATGCTCGGGTCTGTAGACCAGGGCATTTAGGGGCCCGCGAACCCCGCCCGGAAGACCATGCTTCCGTCGTCGTCGGCGCCGGTGATCGCAATCCAGTTGGCGGGGTTGGTTTTACCCTCGTCGTTGAGGCCACCGCGGACTACCGTGAAGGTGATTCCGGGTAGCTCGGGCATGGTGAATGTGGTGCCCGGCTCGGGTGTTTGCACCGTCTGCGGTTGCGGCGCTGTAGGCGGTTCCTGCGGCAGTGCCGGTGCGGGCGGGTCCGGGGTGGGCGAGGGCGCCGGGGGGTCTATCAGAGCTTCGGTGTCCTCTGTGGTGGGTGCTTGCGGTGTGGTCATGGGTGAGTTCTCCTGTGGTGCGTCAGATGAGTTTTCGGCCGGTGAAGGAGGCCACGCCGAATACTTGGGTGATGGTGCGCGAGACAACGGTTTCCGAGCCGGTGGAGCCGTTGGAGCGCACGTCGTAGTCGACGACGATCAGGCCGGGTTGGATCTTGTCGCCCGCGTTGAGCAGGATTTCGAATTCGGCGCCGGGGCCGATGGCTCCGGTGACCTGAACGTCGTTGCGGTACAGGCACCAATGCGGGGTGACCGGACCTTTGGCCGAGTATGGGCGACACGTGGTGGCTAGCTTGTAGAGCCCGGCTTGGTCCACGGTCACCGCGCCCCGGCCAAGGTCGGTGACGGTGGCGCCGTTGGCGTAGTCGGTGAAGGTGAAGAATGAGCCCGGTAGCTGACCCGCTGAGGTGATGGGGTCGGTGTAGGTGAAACCCGATGTGGACGAGCGGGTTAGGCTCCACGCGTTCGACAAGGTGGCACTACCTCCCGAGGGGCTGTAATCGGACATGGCGAATGCTGCGATGCGGTAGGAGTCGTAGGTGAACCACGACGTTGCCCGCTGAACACAGAACATGGCGTATCGATAGTCCGGCCCGACGGCGATGGTGCCCGCGACATCGGTCGCTGAGGTGACCGGCTTGCCGTTCACGCGGACAAAGAAGTTGTTGCCGCTGCAACGGATTTCGATACGGGCGCCCTGTTTGACCGATGACAGCCCGCCTTGAAAGGTCATCGGTGTGGCGAACGTCCAGCTGGTGCCCGAGCGGGTGAACTTGCCGACGCGGACCTCGCCCTCTTTGGCCAGGCAGTAGGCGCCGGTGGTGCGATCGGCGTTGCAGCGAATGAACACCCCGGAGTAGTAGTTTCCGTTTTGGGTGTTGCCGAGCACGAATGAGGCCGACTGTCCGTCGCTGGCATAGGTGTAGTTGGGGCTGGCGAAGTAGTACCCGTCAGGGTTGCCGTTCTTGACGCCCGCATATCCCGAGTCGCCCCTGATAGTGATATCGCCGGGGTTGGGGCCGGTGGTCCAATCGGTCGCATTCAGCGCGGCCCCGTCTGCCCCGGAGAACACGAAACTGTAGCTGTTGCCGTCGCCGGTGTTCTGCTCGGTCTCCTGCTCTTGCAGGGTGGTTTGTGCGGCGATAGCGCTTTTGAGGGCGTCTTGCGACAGGCCCAGCAGCGCCAGTAGCGAGTCCTTGGCCTGATTGATGCGATCCCCAATGGCGCCCGTGGTGCCGGTGCCCACGCCGTCGGCGCCGTCCTTGACCCCGGACAGGATGTTGCCGAGGTTATCGACAAGATCGTTGACCCGGCTCATGTCGAACGTGCCGACGACATCGGATGTGCTCAAGTGGCCACCGCTGGTGAGCTTCTGAGTCTTGTTCTGGTTCAGGCCAAACCAGGCGATGAAGTCGGCCACGATATTGTTGATGGGCGTGACCACGTTGCCGTTGACAACGTCGCGGATCTGATTGAGAACCGTTTGGATGATCACCAGACCCGAGACTTGGGCCTGCTGAATCAGGCCGACAATCTCGGTCGCGGTGATCTTGCCGTCAGCGGTGATCGCCTGCAAGCGCTCTTCAATGTCGTGCACACCGGAATTGACCGCTCCCCCAACAGCATCGACCATTTCGCGCAGGTCCTTGATCAACCGAAGGTCCAGCAGGTTGGACGCCCACGCCGAGGCGTTGGAGAACCAGAACGTGCCCGCAGTCGCGCCGCTATCGAGCATGAGCAGCTGCGAGACGTACTTGACGCCAGCAGGTACCGGCCATTTATCTTGAACCGGAACCCATTGCCAGCCGTGATCACCGGATGGTTGCAGCGTGCCGCGAATGACGTCGGCCAGCGGATTGCCCGCCGCGTCGAACGGGGTGAACCCGACCTTGACCGGGTTCGATCCCGCAGTGGCGCTGGCCCCGGTCCATTGCGCCGCTGACCGCAGCTCCAGCGTTTGGCCGCCGAAGACCTCGAAAGGCTCCGAGCGCATCACCTGTTGCGTGCCGTTCGCGGTCGCCCGGATCGACCCGCCCGAGACGAAACCGGGCATCACTGAATCCCAGTCCCAGTACGGGTTATTGGTCACGCTGTCGGCGGTCAGAAAGTCCCCGGCGCCATCGAGCAAGTCCTGAATCACGTTGGCGATACGCGAGATAGCCAGCACGCCAGGGAACTTGCTCCCGCCCGTGATCAGATGAATGATGGAGGCCACCAGCGCCGCAGGCGAGGACAGATCAACGCCGGTCAACGACTTGATCGGGTTCGCGATCGTTGCGGCCCAGATTTGTTCCGGGGTGAGCCCGCCCGTGAGATTGATACCCCCGAAGATCGGCCCGAGAATTTCCTGAAGTTTTCCAATGATGCTGGTAAACAACGCTTCTGGGCTGGATAGGTCGATCCCGGTCATCTGCTTGAGCAGTTGCGCCCACTGTTCAAAGACTTGCTGCGGGTCGAACTGCGGCAGCCGGGGCAGCGTGGGGTCAAGGCGCTGGGCCGGATGGTGGGTGATCGCCGGGTACGACCCTAGGTCAATCGATGCTGGCATTGACCAACCTCGTTGCGGTGCCGGTGAACATGCGCCAGCGGTAATCGGTGGCCGGGCGTTTCAGCACCTCGCGTTCGGTCTGCGGTGACACCTCGGCGGGGTCCAGGTCTCCGCAGTCGCACCACTCCGTGAGCGTCAGATGCTCACTAGCGGCTTCACGTTCGAAACTCTCGCGCACCAGCCACACCAGCGTCTCGTCATCGGCCGGTGTGTGCTCGGCCGCCAGCACGGGCACCACCGTTTTCAGCTCGCGTGTGTAGGCCATCAGACTTCCCACCACTGCACGAACAGTTGGGCGTCTTGGCGGTTGAACGCGTACATGCCGATCAGGCCGTCGTTGACCAGGTTCGCGGTCAAGGTGGCCTGCTGCCCGGCGTTGATCAGGGCTATCTCGTTGTCCATCGTCATGGCCACCGTGGGCTCACCGGGGGTGGAATAGTGCGGTATCACGGTGGTTTCCTGGGCCACGGTGCCCTTGCCGCGCCCGATGATCTGCCCATTCATGGGGTCACCGAGACGTACCTCGGCACCAATTTTGAAGGGGTCCAGGATATTCAGGTCGATACCGAACGCTTTGAAATGACCTGACGCAGCGACCTTGACCGGAAAGTCTTGCACCGGCAGCTGATATGACAGGATCGTGATGCGCCCGTTGATGATGTTGGTGACGTTGGTGAACGCCGCCTCGGGTATGGAGAATGCGCCGCTGCGCTTGCCGACGAAACTCTCGGGCTTCCACTTGCCTTGCTGGCTGTCCCAGGTCGGGACCTGCCCGTCTGTGGGCGGCAGGATGTTGTTGTAGTCCAGCGCGTCCCGGATCGCGGCGGCGGGTCCAGGGATACCGCGCGGGGCGGCGATCTTGAAATGCAGGTGCGGGTTCTGGTCGGTGCCCGAGGGGATCACGACGCTGGTTTCCCCTGGCGCGATCAGTTCGATACTGAACGACATCTTGGGCGTGGGGCCGGGCCGTCCGGCGTATCCGGCTGGGCGCGTGATGTATTCGGTACCCATCCACACATAGAGCAGATCCCCTATCCACCACGTTTTCCCCTTATCAGCCAGGCCAAGATCGGTGGGTAGCTGCGTGGGGGTGGTGATGGTGGGATCGATGTGCAGATCCACGACCGGCGACGGCAAGCCGTCTTCGCCCTTGTCACCTTTGAGGACGGGGACGGTGGCCACGATGTCGTCGTTGACGCCCTCGAATGTGCAGGCGCGCAGGCCGGGCACCTCGCCGTCGGAGACGACACCGAACACGTGCATGGTGTTGAGCCAGTCCATGAGGTGTATGGGGGCGCCGGGCAGCGGTGTGGTCACGTCCAATCTCCTTCAATACGTGTGTTGGTGTGCCATGGCGTCATGGCGTCGAAATCGGGCAGCTCGGGCGGCACCGGGACCGGCCCGACCGCTGAGATGGGTTCGGGGGCCTCGGGGTCCTCTTCCCAATCGAGGGGCACCCAGTCGATAACTCCTGTGAGCTGTCCCGGGCGATCGGGCAGGGCGCGGCGCTTGATGATGGCCTTGTCTGGGTGCACATCGGTTCCGGCGCGGGCCAGGTGGAATGCGATGCACACGCGCTGGTCGTCGGTCAGGTACAGCACCTCACCGCGTGGGCCGCGCGCGAACGCCAGCGCGTCGGTGATGCGGGCGGCGGCGTCGAGCAGTTCGCGGGCCTTGGGGTCTTGCGACTTCTGCTTGCTCATGCGTCGGCGCCGCCTTGGCGGGGCTTGCCGATGATCTGCACGTTCTGTGCGACCACGAAGCATTGGAACGTCACCAGCGTCTCGCCCGAGCGGGCGTCGATTGGCTCAGTGGTCGGCCCGCCCTCGGACACGTAGTACGGCACCTGCTGGCCGTCTATCTCGATGACGCCGCGCTCGTGGTCGATGACCACCGAGGCGGGATTTCCTTGTGCTGCGTGCATGGGTGCCTCCTTCGGGTATGGCGAATAGCCCCGCAGCTGGCGCCGGGGGGGTGGGTGTTGGATGTGGTGGCTAGGCCGCGATCGCGGCGCCGCCGATGAGTGAGCCGATGGCGTTCCAGCCGTCCGCGACGGCTTTCATGCCCGCCTCGAACGGGTCATGGTCGCGGGCCTTGCCGATGGTGAGGCTATGTGCCATCGGGGTCTTGTCGGTCACGGACCATTTCATGCCGCGAATGTTGTTGACGTAGTAGATGGAATCGACTTCCCACATGCCGCGATCGCCCACCAGGTAGTCGAACCCGTACACGTGGGGGTGCCCGTCGCGGGTCGTCATGGTGAACGCCACCTTGGGCATGGTCTTACTCATGCCCTGGCGGATCGTCAACGCACTGGAGACCACCCAGGCAATACCGTTGCCCGGCTCGACGTGATCGATCAGGGCGTAGTCGTTAAGCCACAGCGCCACTTTAGGATTCGTCCACTTTTGCCAGGCGAAAAACAGGTCCGACAGCTGCTCCTGGTAGATGTTGTCCAGCCCCGAGCTGCCCGGCTGCTGATACGCCGAGCCCGGATACGGGATCACCTGTTCCAATTGCGCTAACGCATAGCGCACACCAAAAGTGATGGCCTGGTTAAGGATTGTGGGGCTGTGCCCGCCGGTCCAAACAGTGCGGGCAGTGCCACGCTGCATCCGGTGCGCGCTGGTGATGATGCCCGAGTGCTTGCAGTCCCTCCACACCAGCGAGGGTTTCTCGGGTGCCACCCCGAGCAGGCGCCGAAAGAACGGATCGGTCAGGCCGTCGCCATCCTGGTCGAGGGGCAAGATGACCTCGGTGATGGTGTCATCCAGGATGGCGCCGATAGCGTTCAGAGCGCCGTCGAATGCCGTTCCGGTGGGGCCGACAATCCCGTCCTTCTGCTCAAAGGCGAGCACCACACAGTTGCGGGTGGGCCGGGCCAGTTTCTCGCCCACGAGTGCGGCGAGTTCGGGGTGCGGGCTGGTGTCGTCCTCTTCTAGCCATAGATAGTCCATCAAGACCACGCCGGTGTCTTCGCCGAGCGGGGCGTGAATATCGTGCAGCATTTGCGCTTTCGCGGCGATCGGCACAATGCGCGAGGTATCCAAGACCGGGTTGACGAATTGGACTTGGATCGGCCAGTGCAGCGGTGAGAGGTTCCCGGCGCGGGTGGTCAGCCAGTGCACCGGGTCGGCCCATGAGGTCGGCAGCGCCAGGAACGGCCAGAACGTGCGCAGCAGGTTCAAGAACGTGGTGAACGCCATGCCCGAGCGGAAGTTCTGCAACCACACCCACGCCTTGAGGGGCTGAAACTCTGGGGCTGAGATGGGTGTCGGAATGAGGGCGATGTGCTTGGCGTGCTCGCGCAGCGAAATCAGTTCCAGGTCAACCCAATGGGTGCCGTCCTCATCTTTGACCGCGATCACCGATTGAATCCGGTACCCGAGACGGGTCCTCCAGGACCGGATGTTGGGGTTGAGGTCGATCGCCAGGTGCAGGTCCTCGGTGTAGCGGGTGCCACGGGCCATGAGGTCGGCCAGCCAGTCATCGCGGCGTACCCGGATCTTGCCGACACCGGTGTCATCACAGAGCCGTTCCCAATCGCCTTCACGGACCTGCCCGCGCAGCGTGCCCAGATACTTGAGCTGCTTATCCAGGACCCGCAACAAGGGCGGCTGTTTGGCTGCGCGACGCCATATCTCGCGCCGACCGTCCAATAGCCGGTACTTGGTGATCGGATCGGAGGGCGCGGTGATGACACGGCGACCGCCAGGGGTCCACATCAGTCGACCCCGCGCCGGTACCACTGCGACATGACCATAGTGATGATGCCTGCCGGATTAGTATGTGTCACTTTGATATTGGCCATCGTTTCCGAGGGAATCGGGGACATGAACCCAACCCCGCCCGGCACGCGGCGCCCGATCGGGACACCGGCACGGGCGTTGGTGATGTCCCCGAGGATGAAGTCAAGGATGTCGCTGTTGCGGATCAGTTTCCACAGCGCGTTGTCGATCGGATCATGTTCGGAGGTAAGGGTTCGCGCCGACGGGTCGGTGTCCACCAGGACCATGCCGTCCGAGGGGAAGATTTCGATGTCCACCATGCGGTCGGTCAATCCGTCCTGAATCGACACCTTCCCGGCACCCTCGACAATGAACTTGGGCCATTGCTCGTAGTCGCCTTTGTTGGGTAGCCGCAGGATGCCGTGGTTGCGCCCGTTGATCACGGCGTTGGCCGCGTCATTGCGCCACTCGCGGGTCAATGCCCGCTTGGAGTAGAACGGGAACGGGCAGTGAATCGTCATAGACGCTGTGGCGTAATAGTTTCCGTACGCGCGCGGGTCAATCTCGACGGTATCGAAATTGGGTTCACCGTTGCGGACCCGTATCCAGTGCCAGCCGTCGTAGCGGGTGAACTCGCCCATGAAACCCATGGGCAGATCAACGTCTTCGGGCCAGTCCCGCCACCATTGGGCCTGAATCTGTTCTAGCGCTATACCGGTGTCCGGGTAGCGCAGTTTCGACACGGCGTTGATGTGCGGAGCGAAATGCAGCGCAAGGTTCAAGACCCGCTTGCGGTAGTCGGTGCGCTCAGGCTCTTCGCCGAGCATCCACGGCCCCGATGAGTACAGCTGATCGAATGCGACGCCGGTGGCACCCTTCATGCCCGGTGCCTGCACCACGCCCCGGTTGCCTTTGAATGCTCCCGCCAGGTTGTAGATGCGCTGCCCGTCCGGGGACACATAGACCCGTTTGGTTTGATCCGATTGCAGCTGCTTGTGGTACGGACCCATGTCGGCGGCGGTCCACGTCTGAAACGACGGCGCCGCAGCGCGATCCAGGATCGGGTCGTACTTGAGCCATTTGCTTGCGCTCATGATGGCCGCCTGGTTCCCAGGTGGCGCTGGTTGGCCGCGAATGATCGCGCTTCGAGTTTGGGCATGATCTCCCTTGGTGAAACACCGGACAGGTTGTAGGTATCGCCGCCGCCGCTCGGGGCGGGTGCGGGTGCCGGGGCGGGCTCCTTGGGTGCGGTCAGGCCCAGGCCGCCGAGCATGCCGTCTGCGACCTCGCCGCCGAAGTTCAATTCGGTACCCGCGCCGGGGATTTGGCCGCTACCGCCGTCTTGGGCTGCGCCGGCCCATTTTTGGGCGAAGTTCAGACCCCAGTTCAGCGCCGCCATCCCGGACTTGACGTTGGGCCAGTCCATCGGGTTGGAGAAAACCGAGCCATCGATACCGAGTCCTTGGAATAGGCCGGAGATGATGCCCGCACCGAGCCCTTGGCCCATGCCGCTACCCGCATCGCCCACCTCCTTGTTGGTGCCCTTGGCTTTCTTGTCTAAGACCTCAGAGAGGCGCTGTTCAGCGACGGCCTGGCGGTCTTTGGCCGAATCCAGGCGCCGTTGGGCGTTGTCGCGTTTCTTCTCAGCGGCAGCGCGTTTCTTGTCATCGGGAGCCGAGTTCAGTTCGGCGTTCGCGTCATCGAGGTCTTTCTGCGCTGCGGCTGTGGCGGCCTTGGTGCGCCGCACCGAGGACTGCGCGGACATCACCTGTGACGGGGAGGCGCCGCCGCCCCCGGTGGTTTGCCCGTTATCGCCTGCGGCCAGCGCGATCCACGCCCGGCTCGGGAAGTCACGCGCACCGGCCGCGCCGCCACCGAACTGGCCGTTACCGCGCTTGCCACCCATCTCGACGTTGACGTTGCCGCCCTCGGGGTCAACGATGGTGCCCGCAGTGTGCCCGCCGCCCGGCCCGCCGTTTTTCCAGCCGATCCAGTACGCGGCGATACCCGGTGGCGGGTCACCCATTTGAAACCCGCGCGCTGCCAACGCGCTGCCTTGTGAGGCGGTGGCGAAGCGTCCGGTGCCGCCGCTGATCATGTTGGCCAGCCACGATTGGGTACCCGAGCAATCCGAGTTCGGCCCGGCCGGGGCACCCCAGCCGTAGCTTTGCCCCTCGATACCGCTGGCCATGGCCTTGAGTTCATCGACGCTGATGCCGCCGCCTGCGAAGCTGTTGATGCCGAATATCCGCATCACCTCGCGCAGGATCGCGGTGCTGCGGGAGCGCTTGGACGGCGCCAGCGGAATGTATGCCTCACCGCCAGTTTCTTGCTCGGCGAAAATCGTGCCCGCCCCGCGCCCGGCGTAGATGTCGGCGTAGGCCGGTTTGTTGATGAACCGCAGCCCACCAGAGGCCATGGCGATGGCCCCGAACATGCGTGGCAGCAGGTTGGTGGCGAACGGGAACGGCCCAGACGGGGCCGAGGTGGTCGGGATGACCGGCTGGGCGCTGGCCGCGTTCTGCGCGAACTCGGTGGTGACCTTGACCGTCTTGGGGTGGCTGACCAAATCCTCAAGTTCAGCGCGCAGCGCCCGCATGCGTTCAGCGGCGTCACTGTCATCGACCCGGATAACCAGGTTCTTGCCGTCAGGCATCGTCTTGACGGTGTAACCGATGGCGTTCAGCTTGGCGATCTGCTCGGGCGAGTTGTCCGTCAGGACGATTTCGTGGGTGTCGGGAACCTCCTGCACCGCAGCCCCAAGAGCATTGACGATCTTGGTGGTTTCGGCGGTGTCCTCACCCCACTTGGCGATCCGGTCCGAGGCGGCGGTCGCCCGGTTCCCGAAGTCATCCACGGACTTGGCCGCATCACGCAGCCAGTCGTTGACGCTGCGATCAGAGCCCCAGCGCTGCAACGCATCCCCGATGCCGGTCAGGCCCAAGGCTGAGAAGAACCCGCCGATACCGCTGGATGCGGTTTTGATGCCGTCCACGAAGCGGGCGATGAACCGCAGCCCGTTGCCCAGACCGCGCGCGATAGAGCCCGCCATGGAGGTGAACCCGGTCCCGACAGCGGCGGCGAACCGGATGATTTCAGGCTGGTGCTCCTTGATGAACCCGGCCACCTTGTCAATGCCGACTGTGATTTGGCCGAGGGCATCGGTGCCGCTGCCCAGGAACGGGGAAATGAACGCCTCCCCGAGGCGCCCGAGCGCGGCGCCCATGTTCTTGACCGAGCCCTCGAATGTTCCGCCCATCTTCTTGGCCGCACCGCCGACGTTCTCGGCGATGACCTTCTGGAATGTGGCGGCGTCGACTTGCCCCTTCTCCACCATCTTGGACAGCTCGGCGCCGGTGACCTTGTATTCCTTTTGCAGCCACGCGAAGATCGGCAATCCCCGATCGCCCAACATGTTCAGGTCATCAGTCATCGCCTTGCCCGAGGTCTGCACCTTGTTGAAGATGTGGCCCATATCGCCCAGATCAGCGCCCGCGATCGCCGCCGCGTCGGCCACCGTGCCCAGATACTTGGCCAGGTCCTCGCCGGGCTTAACCCCCGCCGCCACGGCCGTGGCCGCCGTGGAGGCCGCCGCGTCCAGCGAGAACGCGGTGCCCTTCACCGAGCCCTGCGCGGCGTTCATGATCGCGGTGACCGCCGCCGCGTCATTGCCCAGCGCCTGCAACTTAAACCGGGTGGCGTCAAGGCTTTTCGCGCGGTCGAACCCGGCCGAGAGTGTCTTGTACGCCAAGCCGGTGACCCCGAGCGCGATCGCGGCCGGGCCAGCGACGCGGGTGATGGCCCCCAGCATGCCCGCCGCCGCGAGCCCACTGCCCCCGCCGCTGGTGCTGCCCGGTAGATCGACGTTGATCGGTGCGTTGACCTTGGGGGCGTTGACCTTTGCATTGGCGAGCTGCTGGGAGAACTTCTGCACCCACTGTCGGCCAGCCTCGCCGCCGAGGCGCTGCACGGTCCCGACCACCGGACGCAGCCCCACACCGAGCGCGGTACCCAGCGCCGCGCCGGTCCTCTCGCCCAGGCTGCGGCCCAGGCTCCGGTCGATCTGCGCCGCAGCACGTTTAGCGCCTTTGCCGGTGGCGTCCTCCATCTCTTTGGCGATCTTGTTACCGCCGTGCGTTCCGACACCGGTGACCTCGCGCTCCATGTCGCGTTTGAGGTTCTTACCCGTGACCGCAAGGGGTATCCAGAGGGTTTCTATCTCAGGCATGGCTGACTCAACCTCCTTGCAGCATCGCGCGGACCCTGGGGTCCACTTCGGTGTTGGCTATGTGCGCGTCGTAATCGATCTCTTCAACCGGCTCACGGCCATAGATCAACTCGCGCAACGACAAGCGCTCTGGGAACGCAATCTTTGATCCGCCTTCGAAATGCACTGCGTTGTAACGCCAATGCAGTTCAGAAATCTCATTGAGCAGTTCGGCGCCGAGCTGCGCCTCGATTGACATGCCCTCGGATCGGGCGTGGTGGATCGCGGTCCCCGGTGGCGCGGCGGTGACATAGGCCCACAAGCCGCGCCAGCCGAGGTCTTCAAATACCCGATTATCTGAGAACAGATCGCGCTCGATGGCGTCGATATGTTCAAAGACGATGTCGGCTAGCTCCCGGATTTTCCCAGTGACAGACCATCATCGGCGTCTTCGGTGGTGCTGGTGCCCGCTTTCATCCACGACCCGAACAGGTCATCGATCGGGTCATACTCGTAGTCATCGGCGTCGAGCGCTGCGGCAGCTACCCGGTCCAGCACGACATCAACAGCAGGGCATCCGCCGCGCATGATGGCCGTGAACTGCACCTCGGCCTCAGACTCGACGTTTCGGAGTTTCCACAGCATCGTCTTGGAAAAGACTGACCCGAATGGGCGCAGCGCCACCACCGTTCCGTCGCGAAAGGTGTGCCGGTACAACTCGACATCTTCGCCGTAGTGCGCCGACCAGTCGTACTCCGCATCGCCCGGCAGCGGCTTGTGCGGCGCATCATTGGCCGGGCCGTCCGTGGCCTCGGTGGCCTCCGGGGTTGCCTCGTCGGTCTCGATAACGGTGTGCATCCCCGACTCATCCAGCGGGCCGAGTCTCTTGCTCTTTGTCATGTCACATCACCTTGTCTCACCTTGGTTTTTCCTGTGACCACCGGCCGCCGCCCAAGGTGTTAAACGGCGGCCGGTGGGGTCCAGAGGGGGCAGCTACGGCCCGGTGCTGACAGACACCGTGCCGCCGGTCAGGTCCGTGCCATCGACAGACACCGGCGCCACACCGGCTGTGGTGACCTTGACCGTGAAGGGGCCTCCAGCACTGCCGGTGACCGTTGCAGCCTTGACGTTCGGCAGCGCGGACACGGCCGTTTGAAACGCGGCCGCCGTGCTGTTGTAGGCGATTTCGGCGGGCTGCCCGGCCACCACGAAATCGAAGCTGCCAGCGGTCGGCGTACCAGCCAGCGTCACCAGGTAGGTGGCCTCGATCAGCTTGTCGTCCAACTCGGTGTAGTCGTAGAACGTATTGCCCGCCAAATCCGGGAACAGGTCATAGGTGAACTCCAGGGCGGTCCAGTCTTTGGACTGCCACAGCTCGTCACCGTTTTCGCTCACCTGCGCATCGGGGATGCAGCGCCGCTTGCGCACCGCGCCGTCGAACACGTCCACGATGTATGAGAAGTGCGGCAAGACATCGGAATTGGATACCGCCGCGATCAGGGTTCCGTGCTGTGTGGTGGCCTCGGTGACAGTCACGTTGGCCTTGCCGAAATACTCTTCCATCACGCGCGGGTTCTTGGGCTCGATGTATTTCAGTTTCCAGGTGTCGTCCTTGCCGGTCTGCACGATGCGAACCTTGTCACCGTTCCAATCCTTCTTGGGGTCCTTGTCGCGCTTGATATTCCAGGTAACGCCGGTGTCGTCGCAGCCGCCCAGGCGCGGGTCCCAGCCGGGGACGACGGGCCGGGGGCTCCACGGGTCGGTGGGCAGGGGTGTGCCCAGCGGGTACCGGAATACGCCACCGGCATGCTTGGGGACCCAAACGCCGGTGTTTCGAACATTGGTGTGCGCCACTATCTTTCCTCCTTGGGGTGCGCCCGAGTGGGCACGACAAATTGCCCCGTCCGCGACTGCGGCACAGGGTTTACCTTGGGACTGGTGTGTTATGCGGTGATGCTGGACTGGACCGTCCAGCGCACATTGACCTGATACCGCGCATACGTCGGTAGGTCAGGGTCGGTGGATGGGTAGGGGCCGTGCAGCTCGCACGGCTCGGTGACCGGGTTATCGTCCGCGAGCTCGATTTCAGGGGCAGCGCGCAGGATCGCGCCGAGCTTGGAGGCCGTAGCGAAACTACGGATCTCGTTGGTGTCGTAGACCTGGCCGACAATCATGACGCTGTGCACGCGGCGGCATAGCTCGGTGCCGGGCAGGGCGTATAGCCGAATGTAGCGCTGCGGCAGTGGCTTGCCGCCGATCGCGGCCGAGCCGATGCCAATACCCGTGATCCCGCGTGCGGCGAGTTCTTGCAATGCGATGACGCGAGCCAGGGCGGTCAGGTCGGGGAACTCGACCAGATCAACGGGCATCGGAAACCGCCCGCAGGAGGGCCTGGGTGATGGCCTCATGGTTGACCGCGCGCGGGCCGGTGGTCTGCACGCGGGTACGGGCGCGTTTGGCATCGGATGCTTCAACCGCTTCGTAGTACAGGCCGTCATGCGCCGGAGAGGTGGTCGAGGGTACCTCGTTGGCGTTGGCCGCCAGCCGCAATCCCCGCTCGTGCACTTCGGCTTTCACCCCGGCTGAGGTCATCATTTTGCGGATCGTCGCCGAGCTGACGGTGTACTTCACGGCCATATCACCCCACCCATTTCAGTTCGATGACCAGACGATCCGGGGAGAATCCGAACGGTCCATGGTTGAAATCCTGGGCCAGTCCGGTGACGGTGAACTCTTGGCCGTTGACGGTGAATTTGTCGCGGTGATCGACCGCCACGGCGGCGTCCACGGCCAGGTAGCGGTCGGCCAGGGCGCGCGTTCCTGCGGTCGGCGGCGTCGGTGTTTCCGTCGAATCCGGGTCCCACCAGAAACAGTCGCGCTCTACCGGCTCGGCCCACTGGACATCGGGGTTTCCGTGGCTATTGTCGGCCCCGGGGATGTACGCGTGCTGTTCGCATTTGAAGGGCAGCGGAAAGCTAGTCATCGCTGCTGGCCTCCCATAGCGGCTCGTGGCCGGTCAGATTGGCCCCGCATGAGCAGTAGGTGCCGCCCATGTTCAGCGTGCACACCGGGGAGTGCGACGGCCCGCACGCGCCGAGCACGTCGTACCCCCAGGCACCGCCCGAGGCGTCATCGTCGGCACGGCAAATCGATTGCAGCTGTTCAATTTCGCTGGGCCAGTACATCGCCCGCCGTATCTGGCGGGTGTCGTAGGTTTCAGACTGAGCGAACGGCCCGGCGCTCTGCTGCTTTTGTGACAGAGCCCCCGACCCGGCCTCATGCCAGCGCAGGATCGCACCCCGAATGATCGCCTTGGCCGCTGCGGCTTTCTTGCCGGTCAGCTGCGGGTCATCCAGGCAGGGCGCGACCAGCAGGGCCATGGCCATCGCGTCGGCAATCATCGCCGTTGCTTTCACCTCGGGGATGGTGGCGAACGGCGCCAGATCAGAGGTCGTGATCTGTACCGCAGGCATCCTTGGCCCCCTCGGGATCGGTAGTTGAGGGCTTGCGCGCAGACTTGCCCTTGGCTGGCGCCTTGGGCTCGGCGGGCGCGGCGGCGGTGTTCTCGGGGACGATGGCGGCAAACGTCTCCGAGGACACCACCAGGTCGAGGTTGATCAAGGAGGCCATCTCGGCACCCGTAAGTGTCGCCGCCCCCTCCGTCGTAGCCGGGTGGGCGTGGTCGTCCAGGGGCTCCCAGGCCGGGTTCTCGGTGATAGCCAGGCGGGTAGCGAGCCCGTCGTCAATGTTGACGACGGACCCGCCCACCGTGTTGCGGAACCTCGGCATTACGGGGTCACCGCATCTTCAATCACAGCGAACTCGTCAGCGAATACGTACCAGCCGTAGACGATTTCCGTGCGCAGCAGGATTTCGTTGTGACCCGCCAGGTCGCGGCCCTTGTTGTCCGGGTCGCCGTATTCGAGAATCTTGAACGGGAAGTCACGCTGAACACCCCACCGAATACCGCTACGGAAGTTGCCGAGGATGGCGCGCACCTTGTTATCGGTGGCATCACCGTCCTTGGCCTTGCCCGATACCGTGGACGACACCGCCGCGGGCACCCCTTCGAACGACGAAATACCCTCGCCGAGACCGAGTTCGGGGTACTTCTTGCGGCCGTCCTTGTAACGGGCAGTAGACAGCGTCCAGGCGTACTTGGGATCGAAAGCGACCCCATTGACGCTGTAGCCGTCACCTATGACCAGACCAGCAGCGGCCTCGAAATCCAGATCGGGCTCCGAGGTCGCGGTGATCTCCACCCGCTTGGTGGTGGTGTCGAGGTAGTTGGTCCACGTCGAGACAGGATTTCCGGTGCGCGGATTGATGCGATAGTACAGGCCCAGATCCAGAGCGCGAGCCAAAGCGCGGGCGCACTTCTCCTGGTACTTCTTGAAGATATCTAGCTTGTAATCCTCATCGGCCCACTTGAATTCGTCGGATGTACGCATCTGCACGATCGCCTTGTGTGGTGCGGCGGTCACGTGGTCGGGCTTAGCCTCATCGGACCCCTTGGCCCCCGACTCCTCCACAAACTCGGCCGTCAGGTCATCATCGAACGTGATGATTTCGACCTTGCCGAACCGCTGAGGTTCCTGCGCGGACAGCGCCGCGATCGTAGAACTTGTCTTCGCCTTCTCCACGATGCCATCGGCAATTTGAGTCGGCAGAAGTAGATCAGTGCTCTGTACGGTCATTGCTTAATCTCCTTTGTTGTCAGCTTGATCGGCCGGTCAGCTCGTCAAAGAACTGCTGCATGGTGCTGGGCTTGACGCGGCCGTTGGTGCCCTCGCCAGGCACACGGTTTGATTTGCTTTGCTTGTCCGTTTGTTCAAGGAAACGGGCCACCTGCTTGAGCAGCAGCTCGGGGTCGTCGCCGGTCAGAAACAGCTCGGCGTCTTCAGCATCGATCTTGTGGAAGGCGACCAGGTGCTCTTTAAGCGCGTTGGCCACCCGAGACGGGACCGTCGCGGCCTCGGCCTCGGCCTTAGTGATGCGGTCGGCATCCTTTTGTGCCTGGGTCTTTTGCGCCTCTTCGATTTCGTCGAGGCGCGCAGCCTTGGCCTTGAGTTCCTTGATTTCGATCTTGTTGGCTGCCAGCGTCTTTACAAGCGGATGATCATCAGGCAGCTTGTCGGTGTCCTGCTCGCTTTTGGGTTCCGTTTCGGTTCCCCCGGCAGGCTCGGAGGCGCCCATGATCGGCCACACGGGGCCGCGTCGGGTGAATCCAATGGCCTGTAGTCCGGTGATCGGGTGTACGGGCAGGGTGGTGTTTTCGGACATGCGGTTGTCTCCCATTTCGGGTTGTCCTCGGCCGTTTCGGCCAAGGGGGTCTATGGGGCGCGTGGCGCCGGGTTATCGCTGGACTTGATCCATGTGGCGGATGACGGCGGTCAGGTCGATGGCGCCGTACTTGCCTTTGGTCTGCCCGGCCGCGCGGGTGGCATCCACCGCGTCGAGGTAGTCGCGTTCCCATTGCTCGACGTAGGCCGGTGGCTGGTAGGTGTTGCCGGGGCGCACCATGACCGCGATGCAGTGGCAGCGGTCGTGGTACTTCTCGCCCAGGGCGCGGGTGCCGCGCTGCGCGCCAATACGGCTGTCTCCGACGTTCTTGCCCGCTTTGGCCGCGAGACGCTGCGAGCGGTACACCGAGCGGCGTTGCAGGGCTTCGTCTCTGCTCATCTGCCCGGCCGCGATCGCGCGCCGGTCCGAGGGTTCCAGGTTCGCGCCGCGCCCAGTGACTTTGGTGGCCGAGGCTTCCGAGGTGTAGACGGCGCCCCTGGTGGCCATGAGCCGGCAAAACGAGCAGGCGTTGGCCGAGGCGTGCCGTGCCCACCGTGCGCCGGGCTCTGCCATCACGTTGGTGAGCACGGTGTCTCGTGAGGCGTTGAACAGGGCGCGGGCAGCGCTTCCGGTCAGGGCGTCCAATGGGGTGGTTTGCAGCATCGCCCAGCGCCCGGAGACGGCCAGCTGCGCGGCAGGGGCCAGTTCTGCGGGGGCGGCGGTGTAGGTCGAGGTGGTCGGCTGTTCGTCGTACCACTGAGCTGTCAGGGCGGCGGCGGCACTCAGGAACGGTGCGATGGCCTCGGGGTAGGCGTCGGTGATGAATGCCAGCAGCTCGCCCCGGTCGAGCCGGTCGGTGCGCGCCAGCAGCCGCGCGAGCTGGGCGGCTTGCTCTGCGCCCAGGGCCGCGAGTAGCCCTTGGAACTCAGAGACCGCGTGAACCATTGCCGATCGCCCGCTGTGCGGCATGCTCGGCGGTGCCCGGCGCCGGATCGGGGATCGGGGCGCCGGTGAGCTTGTCCACCAGTGAGGTGACCTGGCGGGCGCGCTGGGCGCGGTCCCGCTCGTCCAGGGCGCGGTCGATGTCCTGTCTCGAAAGCCCCAGCAGTTCCAACCCGACCTCGGTCTCGGCAAGCCACGGGATCGCTGAGAGCTGTTTGAGCCCGGCATCGGCCTGCGCCGAACGCGAAATGTAGGCGGGGTTACGCCATTTGGTGTCGATCGAGCGCCAGGCGGCGGGAATCTGATTCTCGTTGTTCTTGATGGCCAACGCGCGCATCATGGCTCGGCGAAATGCCGGTGACCAATCATCGGTAGCGCCTTCGGCCTCGGCAATCAGCTGCTTTTCGGCGTTGTCGGAGCCGTCAGCGGTCGTGGTGTTGGTCTTGGCCTGCACCCCGAGCGCCGAGACGGGCAGGTCAGTTTCGCCCGCGAACTCGTTGGCGCACTGTTCCATGAGGTCGATATGCGGCTGTGGACTCGCGGCCTGAAACTGCTTGATGTCGGCGCGGGCGTTCTTTTGATCGAGCGCCTTCTCGTCGTCCGGGATTCCCTTGATACGCCCGAGCATTACCTTCCAGGAGGGCTTAAGGGAGCCGTCCGGGTTCTTGAATATGGACGTGTCGGCGCCGAGCATCCACAGCTCGGGATAGCTGAAAATGTCCGCATGCCCTTCGGTGCGGATCAGCACGCGCAACGCGCGGTCGTGAATCGAGCGCACCGGGCGCGAGATGCGCGAGGACCCGAACGGTCGCCCTACCCGTGGCTTGTAGACCAGGGCCTCGGCGGGCACACCGAGGGTGTGTTGGCTCCACTGAACTTCCCAGCGCCGCCCGTCTTTCCTGGCTACTGCCGTTCTGTTTCGCAGGTAGAGCGCGAGTTCCCTGGGCCGTGAATCCTCGTCCCACGCAATGATTGACAGCAGGTTGTCCAGGCGCCGGGTGCGCGAGTTCCATTCGCCGGTGGCGTTAAGCGCGTCCTTGACGTGGATCAGCGACTTGGGTTCATCGTCGCCGCCCTCGGTATTGATCAGGAACGCGGGGCCATGGATCAGTGAGGAGATTGTGGCGCTGCTGGATTCTGCGCCGAAGAAGTTGTCGTCCCAGACCTCTTGGTATCCCAGCGAGTCAAGGTCCCCGCCGGGCCAGACAAAGCCGTCGAGGTTGCAGCGGCGCGCCAGTACGTCCACGGCCTTGCCGGACCATCCGAGCACTAGCCCCAGTTTGTAGTACTGGCGCGGGATTACCTCGCCCACCTTCTTGATGGCGCGCTTGCCGTCGTAGTAGGAGGCGCGCAGATAGTTGTTCGGCTGGCAATCGGCTAGCTGCTGCAAAAGCCCATTCAGCAAGGCATTTTCATCGTTCGTGAAGTCCGGAAGGGTGATCTTTGAAACCTTCACAGCACCACCGCCTCTCGTCCTCGCGAGCTATCGCCCGATGGGGGTTTACGTTTGGTTGTCGCGGCCAGCAGCGCCAGGGTGGCGGCGACAATCGGGTGGATCACCACCGTTGAGTCGCGCCGGTCCCAGCCCCAGCCACCGGCATCACCAATCTTTCGGCGGATGGCGTTGAGAATGGCTGACGTGACGGACTTTTGGTCGCCATGGGTGAGCGTGTGGGCCTTGATGCGGCTCGCTATCAGTCCGCAGCCTTTGGTCATGTCTCGGGCGGTGGATCGGCGGACGTTGACCCCGAGGGCCTTTAGGCCGGGGATCATCTGCGCCGCTGGCGAGAGGTCATCGATCACGACCTCGATTCGTCGGCCCGCGGCCTTGGCGGTCCAGGCGGTCGCCGCTGCCACATCGGTTCCCGCCCAAATCTCTTCGATGTGCGCCGATTCATCTTCGATCCAGCAGGCGTTGACCGAGATTTGTAGCCCGTGGGACATATCGACTCCGATACCGTCCGGGGCAATCCGGTGGCCGGGGCCTACGTCGATCAGCTCGCCCCACGCCTCGCGCGTGACCACGGGCTGATGTACCGAGACTTCATCCCAGATGCCCAGGGCCTCACGGCACCAGGACTCCAACGACTTGAGTTTCTTACGCAGACGCAACATGGCGCGCTCGGAAGTGCGATGCGGGAATGAGGCATTGGCCTTGGCCCACTGCGCCCGATCCATTGGGTTACACCCTCGATCGGCGGACATTTCGATGAGCGCCGTTTCGTTGGTCTCGCGTGCGGTCTCGTCGGTGAGCGTGTCGAGTGCTTCTTGGCGGTGCATGGTGAACACTTCGCCGGGGTCTTTGGGCCTCGGCGGTGTGCCCATCATGAACGTCAGCGGGTTCTCGGCCACGTTCTGCGCTGCGGCCATGTCTTCGAGGGTGCCCTCGGTCATGATCTGCGCCTCATCGAACACGAGAATGTCCACGTCGGAGAATCCGCGACCGAAGCCAGATTCACGGGCGCCGAACAGGATTCGTGACCCGTTGGTGAACATGATCTTCTCATCGCCGCGTGCGCGGTGGACCGCCTCGATGTGTGGATCGACCTTGGGGCGTGCCGCCATCCCGGCGAACGATTCGAAAGTCTCTGCGGCAGTGGTCTTTCGGTGTGCTGTCCAGATCACCGTCAAGCCGGGGTGAATCAGGCATAGCGCGAAGATGATGCACGCCACCAGGTAGGTTTTGCCGACCTGGCGCGGGATGGACAACACGATCGTGTCGGCGGCGTACAGGCCATCGGCCCGCTTGCCGAGGATTAGGCGGCCCGCGCCGTCCTGCCAGCCGTCGAACTCCCAACCGAGCCGGTTGCAGGTGTCGCGCACCGCTGGCCAGCCGGTCGAAACGATCCCGGCCGGGGCGATGACGTGCCGTGCGACCTCAGAGAGCCGTGCTGTCCCAGGGCTCATCGTCGGTGGTTGCCACTACGGACTTTTCGCCGCCCGGCGCCGCTTTCAGGCTCTCGATTTCCTTGGAGATGGTCATCAAGCGCCCGTGTAGCGCGGCCTTAGACGCCCCGGTCGCAGCCGCCAGGTCCCGAATGATGTCCCGCGCCTGGGCCTGCAAAATCTGCTGATAGTCGCCACCGGCGACCGCATCGGCCAGCGACATCTGACCGTCAGCAGGTGCCGTCGCGGCCTCGGGCGATTGCGCCGCGCTATCGCTCGGGGACGGCTCGGGGTCGGCCTGTGCCGGGGCGGGTGCGCGCTCGTCGTCACTGACCACGCGGATATGACTCGCCCCGGCAGGGCGGCGTGAGTGGCGCCGCGTCGCCATTACGCCGAGGCCGATCGCTTCGCACCGGAGCTGGCGCCGTCACGGCCCTGGTCGTCGCCGTCGCGGTCGGGGTCCAGATCGGGCAGCTTGAGCCGGGCCAGTAGATCGTTGAGCGCGATACGGTCCTTGCGCTGCTCGGCCAACTCCTGGCGGGCCTCATCAATCAGCGGGTTCCTGACAAGCTGGCGAGTCGAACCACGGATAAGCAGGTTCTCGCCCACCTCGCGGTGCAGCTCATCGGCCCGCTGCTTGCGGTAGTCGATACGGTCGGCCAGCTCGCACGCATCGGCCAACAGCCGCAGCTCATCGGGCCGTAGCGTGTAGTCGTCCACGATGGAGCGCCACAGCGATTGGCCTGAACCATCCTCGGTCAGTCCAGCGGGCAGCGGTGCGCCGCCTGATGCGGAATCGACGGGCGTAAGTTGCATGACGGCCTCCTTTTCGGGCTCTCAGATCGCCTGTGCCGAAGCGAAATACGGGTCAGCCGGTTTCACCCTCGGCGAATCGCCCTTGTGGTCAACAAAAAACGAGATTTCACAGGGGCCACCGACCCCGAAACAAAATCGGCCAGGGGGGGGCGGTTGCCTAAGCCATGAGGGGCGGGCGCCAGACCCCTCGGGTCCAGTCCCCCAGGGGGTCGGTCCAGCGTTCGATCAGTCAGCGGGCGAGGCCGCGAGGAATCCTTGGGCCTGGGCGACAAGACCTGTGGTGATGTACGACGGTTGCGAACCACCTTGCGGATAGACGGTGACGTATCCGACGCGATCGCCGTCGTTGTCGATTGTCTGCGCACCAACGATGAGCACGTAATCGGTGGCCGTGTATCGGGGCTGGCCGTCGTCGCTTTCGTCTTCGGTGATCGCGGTCAGTTCGCGAACCACTTCATCGAGCCTCTGATATGCAGCGGCGCGTCGTTCGTCCATCGCCCTACCACCAGCAGCGTTCGGTCACGAACGTGACGCCACCGGGCAGCAGCTCGTCAAGGTCTTTGTCGGACTTGTTGCGGTTGCAATCCCAGTGCGCGGGCACGATGTTGTCGAGGGTGTCGGTTCCGCCTTTGGCCAACGCCTTGAGGTGATCGATGGTGAAGCTGCGCGGGTCGCGGTGGTGGGCGTCGTAATCGATGTCCTCGCCGCAGTGATAGCAGGCCGGGTGCCGCCCGAACGGACTTGGCGCCAGCCCGAGTCTGATGATGCGCCGGTGCTTGTCGCGGGTGGTGGTGTTGCGTCGAACAGTCGTCATCTCACCTCCACTGACGTTAGCTGGAAATGAACAAACCCCCAGCTCCGAAGGGGTTCGGGCATGAGGGTGGCGACTCGAAACGGAATAGTAGCAGGTCAGAATGGACATTTCCGCGTACCGGATTTCGGGCGGCGTGTTTTCCGCCAAACATGCAGGTTGCCCACGGGCCTATCGGCGCGTCGGTCGCCATGTCGAGTGGGCGGCCATGAGCGCAGCGGCCAGCGCGGGCACGTCCTGCATGTGCAGCCGGTCCGGCACGTTACGGATGACCAACTCGTCACCGTGCGGGCTGATACGCACCGCGCCGTCAGACCACGGCTGCGAGGTGATTGGCACACGAACATACCGCCGCCGAGGCTGATCGGGCACTGACTCGATACCGGGCAGAGGCCCGATCACCGTGTGACCCTTGACCTTTAGGCTGTCGGGCAGTATCGAGGCGATCAAGTCAGCGACTTGGCCCTGCGTGTAGACGATGGTCTCGGTCTCGCCCTCGGCGCCGATAGTCTTCTTCCGGGTTACGCCGAACAGGTTCGGGATGCTCTCGATGACCTCGCGGATGGCCTTACGTGCGTCCATTGGCCGGTTCTACTCCCAGGGTCCGACATAGGGGTTCTGGCGGGCCATGATCCCGCATCTTGGTTTCCACCCGGAACTTGTGTCGTACGTTTCCACCGGGGACTTGTTCACCTGCTCTCACCTCTTGAGCTACAGAACCAGCTATCAGGCTAGCGTGCGCAATTCAGGGCGACGGCGGGTCATTGGTCAGGATGTACTCAACCCAGGCTATGAGTCGTGCGACTTTCTGGTAGTCGTTCTGACACAACATCATTGCTTCACACTCGGCGGTTGCCCAGCCGTCGAACTTCGGCAACAGGGGATGGTCTGAGCGGTTGAATGTCCACCCGCCCCTCCATGGGTAGATCTGGTATCTACCGCCTTGATACGGCGCCTCCTGAACTTGCCGGGGCGATCCGGGTGCGACCCAGTGAAGCGCGACAGGCGTGCTACTCATTCCGTTGCTGCCTCGCTGTCGGTTTCGGGGACAGTATCGGTGGCGCGGTGTACAGCCTTGGCGCCGAGCAGGTTGGTAGCCGTTCCTGTCGTCTCGGCGCCATATTCCAGGATGAGTACGTCCGAGGACGCGCCCCGGTAATTGGGGCTCTGCGGATTTGAGAACATGACCACGCCGCCGGAGGTGAACCGAATCTGTTGCTCGCCTCGGGCGCAGTAGATTCGGTCTACCCATTGGGCGAAGTGTCGTTTGGCGAGCTTCTCGGCGAACTGAAAGGCATCACGTGTGGAATCATGTCTCGCGCAGACATATACGACTCGCTCGCCTAATGCAGCACGGGTCACGGCGAAGCGGAGCCAGCTCTCGCGCGTGGTCATTTCGCGGTCTCGCAATCCGGCCACGTCTGGCCGATGAGGCAGCGCTTGTAGCCTTCCTCTGTGACATCGCGTTGGCCCTTGCGGCTGCCATCATCCAGCTTGAGGGTCCACGTCTCGGGGTGATTGATCGGGACGTAGCTTGTGGTGCATACGGGCGGGTTTCCAGAACATGTTGTAATTGGCAGCATTTCGAGCCATTGCTTGTGATGCTCGCCGCCGGTTACGATCCCACGCTCTATCAGTTCCGGCGAGCACGCGGCCAGCATGAGCGCCACAACCGCAAGTCCTGTAGATACTCCGTCTTTCATCGGTTCGCCCTTCCGATCAGCTCGGCCATGCATTCGGGGCATATCTCGCCATCCTCGGCTGAATACCAGCCGAGGCGCTGACCGGTTACGACCTGAATCGGGTTGTAGTCGTATGCATCTCGTAATGTGCGGCTGCGGCCACACTCGCTGCACTGGGGCGGTTCGATGCGGGGCTGGCCCTGTTCGTCGGTAGTGGTGGTCATGTCCTCTCCCTTGTTCATCGGTTGACTTTCTGACGTGTGTTGTGGCGGTTGTCTTTTCGTAGCAGTCTGCGTGCGGTCTCGAAGCTGTACAGGGCGTTATCGGCCTCTTGTACACGGGTTTTGACGAACTTTCCTTGGTGCATGTAGCCGCGTGGGCGTAGTCGTTTGATGGCTATCCAGCGCTCGATTTGGTCGGCCTGCACTGATTCTCCGGCGTTGGCCAGCGCGTCCAGCAGCGTGTCTGCGGGCATGAGGTCGCGGCTGGCCAGCGCCCGTACCTGGTTGCGTTTTACGTCGATTTCCTGGCCGCAGGTTGGGCAATCGATTGTCCTGCTGCCGTATTCGTCGTAGAGGATTTCTCCGCATTCGATGACGCGCCCGTTGGCGTCCCATCCTGTGACGGTTGGGCATGATCCGGCGAAGTGCCGTTCGCGGCGATCGATGGCCCGTACGAGGGTGCCGCCTTTGTCGCCGGAACCGATGAGTTCCTTGATGTCGTCGTAGATCTTTCCGGCGATGTCCAGGCGTGCGATGGCCTCGACGTTGACCTGTAGCCAGCGGGCGAACATGCGGGTTTCCACGGTGTCTAGGCCGGGTGGGCGCCGTCCGGTGTGCTGGGAGGCGACAGTTTCGACCCAGCGGCGCAGCATCTTCCGGGTTTCGCGGGCGGTCTCGGCGGCATCAAAATCCATGACGTTCAGGTCCGAGGGGCCTCGGGTGCGCCCGATGGTGCCGTGCGGTACGCGGTCGAGTTTCTGAATGCGGGCGTCGAGTTCGGCCAGCAGTTCGGGTACCTGGTCGAGCATGTTGCGCAGGACGGTGGTGCAGTCGTTGCACAGGTACAGCTGCGAGGCCCGCTTGCAGGCTTTGTTGCGGCATTCGGTCGTCATCAGCTCTCTTGCCTCTCTGAGAGTCGTTGCATGCATGGGCCTTTGCTTTCGCGGCCGGGATCGTCTGGGGCGTGGCAGTACTGGTGCGGTCTGGCTCCGCACCGTGGGCATGGCCGGTTGATGGCTCCTGCCACGGCGTAGGCGTCGTAGACCGGCCCCGGTGCGCTGCGCCGCCGCCTACCAGGGCCACGCACGAAGACGTCGGTGCCGTCGGCCTCGGTGCGGCCGGAATGGGCGCTCATTGCGCCGCCCTGACGTTTTCAGGCCCGCCCGGCAGTGGTGGCACCAGCGAGAGGGTTCTACGGGCCTGTGGCGGGCTCTGGTGGTCGCACTTCTCCACGAGGTCGTCCCCGATGTCGCGGACGTTGGTGCCGTGGCACCACGGGCAGTTGACGCGCTGCTCGTGTCGCCGCCGGGTATCGGCCTGGGCGATTTCGACATCGCGGACGGCTTGGTGGGCTTGCCAGGCATTGAAGGCAGTTCGCGCGTTTGCGCAATTGCCGCAGTTGCCCCGGGTTCCCATCGGGTGCTCATCACAGAACCGCGAGGGAGGCTCAGGGTGTGTGTCCTCGGTGATGCGCGGCGCTGGTGAGGTACCCGAGTTACGTAACACCCCTAGGTTATTGGTGTAGGGCTTAGGTGGGAGGACACCAGTGTCCGGTCGTGGCGTCGCATTTGTCCGGTCGTGGACTGTTTCGACAGGACTGGGGTGTCCGGTCGTGGAGTTGTCCACAGGACTGGGGTGTCCGGTCGTGGAGTTGTCCACAGGACACCGGTGTCCGGTCGTAACGGCTGCGCCGCCCGGCAGGGTCAGGCTGTATTCGGCTGCCTTCCCCGCCTTGGAGTTTGCTGCCGAGGTCTGTTCGATCAGCCCCAGAGACCGGCCAGTCGCTAGCGCCCGCCGTACGGTGCGCACGTTCACGTCAGCGGCCTTGGATAGGTTCTCCTCGCCGGGGTGTGCCCCGGTGCCGTCGCGGTAGTCCGCGTAGCTTTCCAGCGCCAGCAGGACCGTCTTGCACGACGCCGACAGCTCGGCGCTTGGCATCCGCAATACCAGCCGGGTCCACTTCCGGCGATCCTCGAACGTGAGCATCTACGCCGACACCTCCTGCATTGATTCGGCGATGCGGCGGCACCGGTACTCGATTTGGCCGGCCAAACGCCAGTACTCCAACGTCGCGACGACGGCCTTGATATCGGCCTCGGTGAGGTCATCGGTCGTGCGGATACGGCGCCAGGTGACGTATGACGCGACGGCCAGCCGATCGGCTCGCTTCTGCTGCACGCCGCCCAGATGAAAGAGCGCGAACATGCGCCGCACCAAGCCCGTAGGGGCGTTAGGCGCCATCGTTGACACCGCCTCTGGCCGTTGTCATTGGATGCCCCGGCATTTGTCGCACTCCCAGCGACCATCAATGTGGGTGCATGCCCGGCGTTCCTCGCACAGCCAGCACAGCTGGTTGGACTTGCGGACCTCCACAGCCTCGATCACCTTGAGCACTTCCGGGTGGACCGTGACGTGCTTCTCAACGCGCCGTTTGGCCAACCACTCAACGGCGGGGTCTACGTCGGCAACCACGGCGGCTTGGGCCGCGTAGGCCGCGATGGTTCCCCGGTCACGCTCGGCTAGCTCGTCGGCGATCTGCTCGGGCGTTACCTCGGGCCGGGGCTCGCGGCGCGCCAGGTACGGCCCGCATGCTTGGACGCAGCCCGCGCACACGTCGCCCGCCGCTGTCACAACGTCAGGGCAGCCCGGCAGTGCGCACCGGGCCAGTAGCTCCAGCTGCCCCGTCATGCTGCGTCCAAGATGCGGCGCACGGTCTTGTGGTGGACGTTGGTTCGCCGTCCGATGATGCTCGCGGAGTTGACGCCCTGGGCGCGCACGGCCAGCACCGCCGCGATCCGTTCCGCCTCGATACGCACCGCCCCTTGCGCGATGATGCGTTGCGCGGCGACTAGGTGCGCATCGCCGTGCGCAGCGTGTGCGCCGTCCTGCGCGGCGTGCGCGTCGGCGTGCACGGTGTTGTGCACCTCGACATGAACGGACGGCGCCGGTTGTGCGTCAGGGTGCGCGGGCGTGTGCAGCTGCTCGGTGCGTTGAGCTTCGGTGAGCGCCAGTATCGCCAGGGTGCTCGCCGTCATGCCCAGATCGATGATCAGGGGCACAATCCAGGCGATCGCAGGCGCGGTACCTGTCCAGGTGATCACCAGGTCTTGCAGAGCAACAAAGTTGACTTTGACTGCTGATTCGGGAGTCGTTTGATCACGGATTTCGGAGTCGGTGTTGTCACGGTGAAGTTGTTGACT